GAGCAGTTCCAGGATGTGTACGCAGAATTGTTGCCGCTGCTGCACGAGCATTACGACGAGATCAGCATTCACAAGAAGATGGGCTACGACCTGAAGCCGAACGTTGCACTGTACAAGGCTATGCAGGATGCTGACCAGCTGATGATGATGATCGGCCGGCTCGACGGTCAGATCGTCGCCTATTTCGTCGTGTTCGTGCGGCCGAGCATTCACTATCTCGATTGCCTCGAAGGCGTTGGCGACATCTTCTTCTGCAAGCCGGACCGCCGCGGCGCAATGATCGGTCTGCAACTGTTTGAAGCGACCGAGAACGAATTGAAACGGCGCGGGGTGAAGTGTTTCATGGCGGGTGAGAAGCTCGCGCATCCGGCAGGGGCGCTGTTCGACCGGCGCAAATTTGAACCTATTGAAGCAAAGTGGGCAAAATGGCTCTGACCAAACAGGAACGTCTCGCCGGAGTATGGGAGCGCGCAACCTCGCGCTTTGACCGGGCTTACGCGCCGCAGCAGCAGATTCGCCTGGCATCGCTCGAAGATCGGCGCTTCGCCTTTGTAGACGGCGCCCAATGGGAAGGTGGCCTCGGCGCGCAGTTCAATAACCGGCCACGCTTCGTCGTCAACAAGACGCAGAAAGCCGTACGCCGGATCGTGTCCGAGTACCGCGCGAATGCGATGACGGTCAACTTCCGGTCAAGCGATGACGGCAGCCGCCAGGCCGATCTGGATGCATTGCGGATCGTCTACCGCTCAGACGAGCAGTACAGTGGCGCGCAGGACGTCTATGTGTCGGCGTTCGAAGAAGCCGTGTCGGGCGGGATTGGTGCCTGGCGCCTGACGAACGACTACGACTACCGCGCGGAAACGGATCTCGACGACGACACGCCGCAGCGCATCCTGTTTGAGCCGATCAATGATGCCGATATCAGCGTGTTCTTCGACCCGAACAGCCGCAAGCTGGACAAGTCAGACGCCAAGTGGTGCGTTGTTCTTAACCCGATCAGTTGGGACACCTACACGTCGGAATACATCGAGAGCGCGGAAATCAAGCTTGAGGAGCGGCCGTCGAGCTTCAAACAGGTGCGCTCGCTGAAACAGTTCGACTGGTTCTCCAACGATGCCGTCTACATCGGCGAATATTACGAGGTCGAGAAAAAGACCGAAGAGTATTCGGTGTGGCGCGAGCCGCATTCCGGTCAGGAGCAAAAAGTCTACGCTGGCCTCGATGCCGAATCTCGAGAACAGGCTGCCGAGGAAGAAGCCGAATGGAAGGCGAACGGATTCGTCAAGGTCCGCACCGGCAAGCGCAATCGCAAGCGCGTGCGCAAGTATTTCCTCGATGGAACGGGCATCCTGAAGGACTGTGGCTACATCGCCGGCTGTGAAATCCCCATCGTGGTCGTGTTCGGAATTCGCCAGATCATCGATGGTATCGAGCGATTCCAGGGTGCTGTACGGCTCGCCAAGGACTCGCAGCGCCTGTACAACATGCAGATCAGCACGCTTGCCGATATCACGGCATTCACGCCGCGCGAGAAACCGATATTTACGCCCGAGCAGATGGCCGGGCACGAACTGACGTGGGCCGGCGATCTCGTCGCGAACAATCCGTATCTGCTGATCAACCCGATCACTGGCGCGGATGGGTCGTCGACCGTTTCCGGTCCTGTCGGGCAGATCAAGCAGCCGGATGTCCCGCCCGCGCTAGCCGGTCTGGTTCAGATCACCGCCGCCGATATGCTCGACGTGACCGGTGGCGATCTGGCGGCCGATCAGGTCAACTCGAATACCTCGGATGCGCTGGTGAGCCGTGTGCAGGCCCATCAGGACATGCAGGTCTATATCTTCATCGACAACATGGCGCGCGCACTGGAGCGCTGCGGCAAGATTTACATGTCGATGGCGTGCGAAGTCTACGTTGAGGAAAACCGGCCATTTGCAGCAATTGGTGAGGACAACACGTCGGAGACGACGAAGATCAATGTCCCGACACTGAACTCGTCCGGCGAGCCGATGATTACGCGCCGCTTTACGCCGGGTCTCGACGTGTTTGTCGACGTCGGGCCAGCGTTCAACAGTCGCAAGGATTCGACGGTCAACACGCTAATCAAGCTCCTGCCGGCCGTGGTCGATCCGCAGATGGCGCAGCTCGTCATGAACACGCTCATCCAGAACCTCGACGGTGAGGGTATGCAGGATCTGTCGGAGTACTCGCGCAAGCAGCTTGTACAGGCCGGGGTGGTCGAGCCGACCGACGAGGAAGCTCAGGAAATGGAAGCGGCTCAGCAGGAAGCCGCAAATGCACCGCCAGACGCCGCCACGGTCGCGTTGATGGCTCAGGCGCACGAGTCCGATGCCAACGCCACCAAGAGTCAGGCTTCGGCCGTACAGTCGCTCTCGGCGGCCGAACTCAACCAGGCGAAGGCCGCGCAGGCCGTCTCGCAGACGAACGCCTCGCAACTGTCGACGATTATCCAGATGCTGCAAGGCATGCAGGGGAACGTCCAAGGCACTGCCGAGCAGATCAGCGCCAGCCAGCCGCAGCATCCGCTTGACGGCAAGGTGAATGCCGCCATTGCGAGCGGCAACGCGGCGCCGTCGCCGGGCATCAATCCGCTACACGGAGTGCAGCAGGTTCAGCCTGATCCGAGCGCGCAGCAGTTGACGGCTGGCAATCAAGCGCCGCCGCCTCAGGCACCGATCCACGCGTCTAACCGGCCCGCTGTCGGCAAATGAGCGCCGATGACCATATCTACCATCCGGGAGACTTTGCGCTGCCGGATTGGGCGGAATGCCTGCTGACTCAGGGGCCGCGCTACACCATTTTTCACGGTGGGCGCGGTTCGGCAAAGTCAATGTCTGTGGCTACCGCGTTGGTCCTGCGCGCCGCGTCCGCACCGCTGCGCATCCTGTGCTTCCGCGAAATTCAGGAATCGATCGACGAATCTGTTAAGGCGATCATCGAGCAGCGCATTAAAGATGCAGGGCTAGAATATTTCTTCAACATAACGAAGCGGGAAATTACTGGCCAGAACGGCAGCAAGTTCATCTTTCGCGGCCTAAGCGATGAGACGAACGATTCGATCAAGTCGCTCAATGACATCGACATAGCCTGGGGAGAAGAAGGGCAGGCCATTTCGAAGGATTCGCTGGACAAGTTCCTCCCGACGATCCGAAAGGACACGTCCGAGATATGGTTCACGATGAACCCGGAACTCGATACCGACCCGGTTTATGTGACGTTTATCCAGAAGCGGCCAGTTAACGCTCGCATCATTGAGGTCAACTGGGACCGAAACCCGTTCTGGAATGCCGCGATGGAGGCCGAACGCCTTCGCTCGCAAGCTGACGATCCGGACGACTACGACCATATCTGGGAAGGGATTCCAAAGTCAGCAATGGCCGGCGCGATCTATCGGCGCGAAATGCACACGATCGTTACGCAAAACCGGATTCGCCCGTTACTACCCGACCAAACGATGAGTCTGCATGCGATCTTCGACCTGGGGATCAGCGAAACGGACTTGATGACGGTCAACATCTCGCAGGCGGATATCAGCGGGGCGCGCATTGTCGACTATCACGAGGACAACGGCTATGGCATTGAACACTATCTAGATTGGATCAAAAACTCGGGGTATAAAGACGTTACGATATGGCTGCCGCATGACGGTAATAATCGGTCTGTCCAGACCGGAATCACGACCAAAAAGAGCGTTGAGCTATTGGGATGGGAGGTAGAGATTGTCCCAAACATCGGTCTAGAGCCAGGGATCAAGCTGACCCGAAACATGCTCAAGAACGTTTTCGTATCAGACTCGCCGCAATGCCAGCAACTGATAGAGCATATGCGACGCTACACTCGCGCGAAGTCGGGGCAACCGAAACACGATATGCATTCGCACTGTGCGGATGGCGTGCGATATCTCGCCGTAGCAATGGCACATTTCAAAAACGTGTCAGAGCGGAAGCGCCACCAGAAACAGATGGCGGCTCAGGTACGTGTCATTCCAACGCAGAACCATTGGGGCAGTGTAAGTCGATGACCATGCTCAGGCGATCGACAGACGACTCATTCCGCACCTCGTGTTCCAGGTTGTTCGCGAACCAGAACAGGCGACCGGTCAACATCTGCATCGCCTCATCCTTGCTTCCGTCTTTTTCCTCGCCGCAGTAGATCACGGCGCCGGGTTGGCCTTGCAGCACCAAATGGAAGCGCCGCCAGTATCGGACGTGTTCCGGTGTGTCGGCATGGCGAAAGATTCGGCCGCCTGGCTTGATTCGATTGATCAGCACACGACCAATCCGTGTGGCGCGCGTGAACTGCGCGAGATCGAATACGAAGCCATGCGCTTGCGGCAACTGGTCCCACGCCGGCCAGCAGATTGACTCGTGCTGATCGTAGCCCGGTAGCATGTTCTGCTTGTACAGCTCGATCTGCTCATCGGTCAGGCCGGTGGCGATCTCCGGAAAGCGCAGCATGATCGTATCGGTGTCGCCGAACGGACCTTGCGGGTACTTGCGCAGGAAGTCGTCCGCCTGCCAGCGTGACGGCTCCATGGCGACGGCAAGAGCCAGCGCGCTCACGTCCATGTTGTCTTTGATGATGCGAAAATTACGCATTCTTGTCCTTTAACGTGCGGATTGCCGCCGCGCACCGAACTGCTGTCTCGTGATAGCAATCGACATCTTGCCCGGTGTACTGCCCCGCAGACTTCAGAACCGTCGCTTCGAAGTCGTCACAAAATTCTGCCGCTTCTTCCAGCGCCTGTTCTCGGATAGCGTTCACGAACGCACTAAGCCCGCGGTCCAGTTCAGGAGCGAAAATCCATCCGCCCGCGGCTGTTGTCGCATAGCAATGCTTGAAAACAAGCGCCCTGATTTCTTCGTCGGCCATGATCAGAAAGGAATTTGAAAAATAGCGATGACGCCGAGCAGCGCAGCAATCGCGGCGGTCCAGCCCAGCACGGTCTTGATGACGGTCAGGCCATTCCGTCGAACATCGGAGATCAGTTCGGCAATGGCGTCGATCAGCGATTCATGCACGAGGAACAGGACGCGCGCGGCTGCCAACGCGACGAACACGAACACGGTGATGGACGGCGGCAGCAAAAAAACGCTCCCGAGGCATATCCAGAAGTACCAAATTAGCCACATGGTTTGTCTTTTTCCTCTTCTATGGCGGTCTGCCTTTCGAGCATCGACCGGACGATTTCAGCGACCGAATAGTCGCGCCGTTGGGCGATTTTCTCAAGTCGCTGCATAAGCGGCTCAGGAAGGAATATTTGGAAGCGTTTCATAGCCATATGATAGACGTAGTTCGCACTACCAGGGGCGTATTTTCCCGTATACTCCATTTGTTGCAGCTTTCAAACTTCCGCCAACAAAAGGTGAGGAAATGGACCAACTAGACGAAACGCAGACGGCACCCGAAGTCAATAATCAGGCACTCGCGCCGGTTCTCTTTGAGGATGCCGAAGAACTCGTGACCGGGGAGGGTGAGGGGAATCAGGACGCGACCGGCGAAGTGGTCGAAGTCCTGGCTGGCGAAGAAGGCCAGCAGCCGCGCGAGAGCAAGACCTTTCAGGAAATGCGCAAGAATTTCAACGGCGCGCTGAAGGACAAGCGCCGGATGGAGCGCGAGCTTGAAGAACTGCGCGCCCAACTGCCGAAGCCCGCACCGACACTCGGCGCCAAGCCGACGCTCGACCAGTACGATTACGACGAGACGCGATTCTCCGAGGCCTACGACAACTGGATGGAGCAGAAGGCGGCAATGGACCGCGCAGACCAGCAGAAGCTCGACGAACAGCGCCGGCAACAGGACGAGATCGAAAATTTCAAGAAGTCGTACAAGACGCGGGCCGATTCGCTCGGCGTGACCGACTTCAACGAAGCCGAAGCCGAAGTTGGCTCGATGCTGAACCAGACGCAGTCGGGTCTGTTGATGCGCGGCGCCGATGATCCGGCCGCACTGGTCTACGCGCTGTCCAAGTCGCCCGCGCGCCTCATCGAACTGTCGCACATCACCGACCCGGTAAAGTTTACTGTTGCCGTGGCCAAACTGGAGATCGCCTTGTCCTCACGCAAAACCACCCGCCCGGCTCCCGAGCCGCGCATTTCGTCCGAGCGCAGCGCAACCGGTCACAGCGCCTCGTCGTCGCAACTCGAAAAGCTCCGCGATGAAGCGGCGCGCACAGGCGATTACTCAAAAGTCGTCGCATACAAGAAACAGATGGCCGCAAAATAGTGCGCCTATTGCTTAGCACTACTTGATTAACATAACCGAAAGTAGTAGCCTTATCGCAATTGTTCATCGAAGTGCATAAGAGACATTCCTTACGCGCTTCGATGACTAGCTTCACCGTATCTCAGCACTATCGACGATCACTCGTCAGTCCTGGCTGGATGCGAAATCTGTGGCCTTTTGGCCATTCATTTTTCGTCTCTTATTTAGGACTACGACAATGTCGAATCCACCGTCAGCACCTTTTCTGTCGACCGCTAACTCGTTCTCGAAAGAGGAAAGAGTAGCCTTCGAACGTCTCCTCGAAGGTTTCCATGACGAACTGGTCATGTCGAAAGCCGTTACCGTGTTCCAGAACGATCAGACCATGATGGCCCGCGACGGCGATATCATCCGCCGCCCGATGCCGTACATCGCCCGCTCGTTCTCGGGTCTGGACCAGACTGCCAACTTCGTTGGCAAAACGCAGCTCACCATCCCGGCTGCAATCGACACGATCCGCTCGTCGCCGTGGGTGATGGACGCAACCGAATTGCGCGACGCACTGCAAGAAAACCGCCTCGGCGAATCAGCCAAGCAGAAGATCGCTTCGGACATCAACCTGTCGGTCGTGAATGCTGTATCGACGCTGGGAACGCTCGTCGTCAAGCGCACTGTCGCTGCAACCGGTTTTGACGATCTGGCGCAGGCTGATTCGTTGATGAACGAGTCGGGCATCGGCTATGGTGGCCGCTACTCGGTGTTCGGTTCGCGCGACTACAACGCGATGGCCGGCAATCTCGCAAGCCGTGCGTATGTCGTCGAAGGCCAGAAGGCTGCGGACGCGTACGAAATGGCAACGGTCGGCCGTCAGGTCGCAGGTTTCGAGCGCGTGTTGAAGGCTGACTATATCGCGCGTCTGACGGCAGCGGCCGGCGTGACGGTCACCGTGAACGGCGCAAACCAGTTCACGACTCCGAAAGCGCTTGCAGCGAGCCCGAGCGGCCCACTTCAGTCGAACGTCGACAACCGGATTCAGGCGCTGGCGATCACCGTCACGTCGGGCACGGTCAAGGTTGGCGACGCCTTCACGATCGCTGGCGTGAACAACGTCCATCCGATCACGAAGGTCGATACCGGCCAGCTCAAGACCTTCCGCGTCGTCGCCATCGTTTCTGGCGCGGGCGGCACGGGCACGGTCACGATCGCTCCGGCGATCATCTCGGGTCAGGGTGCTACGGACGCTGAACTCGCGTACCAGAACGTGACGGCTACGCCTGCATCGGGCGCGGCTATTACCTGGCTGAACACGGTTTCGACCGGCGTGAACTGCTTCTGGAAGAAAGAAGCGGTTGAAATCCTGCCAGGTCGTCTGGCTGTTCCTTCGGATCAGGGCATGGCGGTGATGCGCGGCACGACTGATCAGGGTATCGAGATCGTGATGGCCAAACAGGCGCAAATCGGCACGTACAAATCACTGTACCGGGTCGACGCTTTTTATGGCGTAAGCGTGACAAACCCTGAGATGACTGGCGTAATTTTGTTCAACCAGACCTAAGCAAGCATTTAAAAAGCGCCCTTCGGGGCGCTCTGCTTATATCGGGGAGAGCAATATGGCGACTACCAGCGAGGCGCGCGCGCTTCCATTTTTTACGGATCTCTTCGGCGCGCCGCTGGAGTCCGGTTCCATCTACATCGGTCAGGCCGGTCTTGATCCGGTTGCCTATCCGGCAGTCGTGACTTCGGACCTCGCCGGCCTCGTCGTCCTTCAGCAGCCCATCCGAACAGTTCACGGTCGCGCCACTTCGGCCGGCGCGCTCGTGCACATGTTCTGCCCGATCCCGTACTCAATCCTTATTCTGGATGCGGCTGGGCGAACTGTCTACGCATCGATCAACGAGACGGATCCCGTCGCGATCGCAGTAGGTTCGTCGAGTGTTCAAAGCGCCGCCGATCTCGCTGCGTTGCGCGCGCGAAGCGGCGCGTCCACGAATCAGGTATGGGTGACAGGCTTCGGCATGTACGTCTTCGAGCCTACAGACAATATCTCGCCTGAAAACGTCCCGTTCGTCATCGTCGGCAATGATGGATCGCGCTATCACCTCGACATTCATACAGCCAATCTATCGTTGGCCAAGATTTCCGGCAATTCTGGCAACGTCAATTCGCAGGGTATGTGGCTTAGCTGGAATGACAATCTGGACGGCGTAGGACGGATCACAAACAATCAGGGCGCCGGTGCGGGCGGCATAGTCATCCGTAATGTCAATTCGGACAACACGCTTGAGACGGGTCGCGTCACGATCGGTGCAGACGGTTCGATCACAGCGACTTCGGGAATCTCGACGGCTAGCACTCATGACATCGTTTCAGGCGGGAACCTTATCGCCAATTCAGGAGCCGTCGCGCTTACTCCTGACGGAAGCCGATCACTCCAGTTCACAGCTGGACAGTATTTCCTCGCGGGTTCGCCATTGGTAATCAACGGCGCGCAGGCCGTGAGCGATGCAAATCTCTCTGCAAAAGTCGCAAACATCATGAATACCAAGGCCGTAGGCGGCCTGACGCTGACGACAGGCGCCGCGCCGGGTGATCCGGGTACGTGGTCCGCGATCGTTACCGGCGTCGGCTCTACCGGCGTTTCAATGTGGGTGAGGACGGCATGAGCGCATATACCAGCGTTTCTAATCCGGTGTGGTTTGATGTCGCGCACACGATGGTCACGGTCGACGTTATTTTCGAGTCGCTCGGCGCGACACCAGTGAAATTCAATGCTTCACCTCTGGACGTTATGGACTACGGCCGCGAAATCTACGCGGATCTCGTAGCGGGGAAATACGGACCAATCGCGGAACACACGGCATGACAACAATCAATGATCTATCGGTCGCTTCTTCATTTAGTCCCGATGACAAAGTGCCGCTCTGGCAGAACGCTAACGGCGTCACGCGCGGACTTCCTCTTTCTGTTCTGACGGCTGCGTTCCTGACCCCGGAAGACATTCAGCTTTTCGCGATCAGCCCGGCCGTCGAAACCTTTGTCGCTGGTATTGATTTCACGCCCGGCACCTCGCTGGCGCTGACTCTCGCCAACAATTACGGCTCGGCCGTAAATCTTGAGGTGCATTTCGACGCTAGCTATCAGGGCCCGGAAAATTTCACGCTGATCGCCAATACCCTTGCATTTTCGTCACCTATTCCTTTAGGTGTGCAGAAGGTATATGTGCACGGCGGGACTGCGCGACTGACGAATGCTCCTGCCACCGGCAGCGTAATTGATGCATCGGTAGCGCCTGGCTCGAAGCTCGCGAATCGCATCGCCACGGTCAACGTACTGGATAAAGGCGCTGATCCTACCGGAGTTCTCGACAGCACGGCCGCATTTCAGGCTGCGATCAACACCGGTCGTCAGGTCACTGTGCCGTCCGGCACTTACCGGATGGGGCAGATCACGATCCCGTCGAACACCGCGGTGACTGGCGAAGGCAATGCATCACTCATCGAACCGCTGGTCGGATTCTCGACAAACGCATTCTGGGTAATTAATGCAGCAGCGACGAATGTCGAGATTGGCAACATGCAGTTCAATCTTCCGATTG